CTCCAAGTCTTCTCCAAGCCTGAGCTATTACGCTCTCAGCGGCTCCAAGAGCGGACAAGGCCTTTCACTGGAGGGATAGCCCCACCCCGTCCTCTCTGTCACCCTATGGGGGAACTGGGACGCTCTGGCGCGGGGGAAACCGCTCACATGTACTCAACAATTTCTTTTAGTTTGGTATACGCCCTTAGCAGCTCTTCGTCTCAATGTACTAACAGCAATACCAGTTGCTCTTTGAGCCTCTCTGTATGACTTATAAATTACTCCATCAATCTCCAAAGAAGTACCAAGAGCGTGTTGGTTGTTCCAAGTCCTGTCACACCATTCCAAGTTCTCTACTGAGTTATCTAACTTGTTAAGGTTCTTGTGATTAACTTCTTGCAGATTATCAGGGTTGTCTAAGAAGTACTTAGCCACTAGTCTGTGGACGTACACCCTATCTGTTTTTACCATTACCACTAAGAGGGACTCTTGCATAACCTCTTACTATTGATTGCTTTAGTATACGACGAGTACTATCATTTCGTACTTGACCTTTGTCAGATACAGAGTATTTAGTACCTGTAATCTTCTTCCATAGTTCCATACTTAATCCTCTATGAAGTACTTAGTTAGCTTGTCCTCTTCAGGCACTACCAAGGTACGCTCTCGCCATAACTTAGCCATTACCAAGTAATCATAAGCACTATTCTTGTCACCAACCAAGGTACGCTCTAGAGCTTTCTCTAAGCACCACTGTACTTGAGATGCAAGAGAGGTCATAGTACCTCCGTATCTGCTTTATATACCTTACAGGCAAACTTACTTAAGTACTTGTGCATACGCTTTACTAAGTCAAGATGAAATGTAGTCCAACCTTTGTCAGGTACATCAATCTCTAGTGTAACTCTGATACGCTTCATACATGCTCCAGTATCTTACTAATAGCTACCAAGATGCCAATGTATAAGCAGACCATAAAGAAGATGTACTTCTTCATCCAGTCATTGTTCATCGCTTACCTCCGTTATCATAGAATACATGATTACCACATTGCATACTAGGTGGCAACATAGTCTTAGTCCAATAGTTACTTATATCATACCGAGCGTAATGTAACTCAGTCAGTGTATAATAGTAACCATACTTTATCACATGCTCTGCTGCTTTGAAGTCACTAGGAGTTAGTACTGAGAAGTCATAGGTTGTCTTGTTATTTGCCCAAGAGAACTGAGACGGCTCTAGTACTACATCCTTTATGTTATCAGGGAAGTAAGGTGAGTCAACTCTACGCATCGTCACCTCTGCTACCATAACTTGGCAGATGAAAGGCTCACCTCTTGCTTCATGATGTACATTCAAAGCTAGCCACAGCAATCCTGTTATACTCATCTAACCTCCTTTAAAGGTCTTCCATACATGGATGATACCACCAAACAACATACTAAACGCCCTGCCTACGAGTTGCAATGGGTTAGGTACGAAGGTACAAGCCGCCCCGAAGAGCAGCATGTAGTGTAGTGGTATATTGATGTTCTGAGTAAGAACTTCTTCTACTGTATCTGCTTGCACAGCCTGTGCTGCTTCTGTAACTGTCTGAGCTGATTGAGCTGTTACAGTTGCATCCATAGAGCTTGCACATGCAGAAACAGAGATAGCTGATAAGACAGCTATCCATACTTTACTGTACCTAATCATACAGCCACCCAAGTGGCATTTCCTCCACCAGGGGGAGGGGAGAGTTTGTATCTTAGACCATCAGAGGCTGTTGATATAATACCTGCACCTTGTACAAGAAGCTCAACTGTTCCATCTTCGTTTAATCTAAACACATTCTGCGGAGAGAGTCCTCCCATAGTAAGAGAGAAAGTGATAGATGTGCTAGTTGAGTTTCCTACGATGGTGTTAACATCTACACTCATACCACTAACTTGCCTTACAGAGCCACCGAGATAAGCATAAGACCTCTGCTGAAACACTGTACCCACTAAGGAAGGTAATGGACTTTCCTTTGTTCCATTGTAAGAGAAGGAAGTGTACCTAGGGTAACCTAAACCATATTGATGGAAAGCATCACCTAGGGATTCACCTGATGACTTAACAATGTCTACAGCATTTGCGCGTGCATGTAATGTAGTCTCTATGCTACCATTACCATATATCCGCTCTTCTGCAACTAGGTCATTAGAAGAGCCAAAGACCTTCTTACCTATGTATCTAGCTACATTATCGGTAAGTGCAGTTGAGCGAATAGGGCTTTGATAGGAAATAGACTCCTGTGTCCACAGGCCACCATTGCCTCCAACAACTATACAAGTTTCTGGCGATAGGTTTTTAGTCCTATTTAACCTTGCGTCATGTATCTTTAGGTTACTACAGTTAGCGCCTATTAAAAGCTCAAACCCTGTAGATGCCTGCTCTTCACTGTAGATGTCAATCTTTTCAGAAAACCTTAGTTGCCCTAAATATACACCTACTGCATCTGACTTAACCGAGCCTTCATTGTAGCAATTCCATGTCCATGCTCTGCCTTGGAAGTCATCTGACACATGTACACCGCCTTCATAGTTACCATAGGTGTAAGTGCTCATTGTCCAGACTGCGCAATCATCTTGCGTACCTTTGCAACGTAAGCCTACCCCATTACTGTAGTAACCATGTAATGTTCTAATGAAAGAGCGGTTCATATTACCAACTGCATTTACTACTATCGCATCACCTTTGTGATAGAATGACTGTAACTTGCCTATAATATCCAATCTACAACCATTGAACTCTATACCGTTCGCACCTAGAGTAGCTGCTTCTGTTCCGTCACCTTTTCCGACTCCGTGTCCGTTAACTTCCAAGTCACCTCTGAACCGGAAGAAGTAGGAGCCTCCACTTATGTCAAGTCCTACTCCATTGAAATTCTTCAACAGGACTCCACTATTAGATGATAGCCATACTTGGTAAAGGTTTAATGTTTCACTAAAAATGTACTTACCTTCTGGTATGTGCAAGAAGATTCTCTTACCTCTTACAAAGTCAAGTGCATTCTTTATTGCAGAGGTATCATCTGTTACTCCATCCCCTTTAGCTCCAAAGTCTTTCAATGATACGCTGTTGTCTAATAGCTTATCAAACAACGACCTTAGAACTGCCATAGCTGTATTTAATTTAAAAGTAGCCCACCTAGCGCGTGGCTTAGTTAAAGATGTAAGTGCCAAGAGCACCTCCTTTATATCATCAGTTATAATCATAAAGCCCTCTGTTACTAAGAGCTTGAGTTTATAACTAGCGAGCCTTCGGCTTGGAAGTACTCGCCACTTCGTTTGAGTTAGATATAGAGTAATGTGTCAAGTGGTGTTATAGTGAATAACAAGTTATTAGTTAATAAGTCACCTGAGAAATCTGACGTAACTTGAAGCTCAAACTTGTCTCCATTACTAACACGAGCATACCCTATTAGAGTGAAGTCAACTACTGAGGTTGAGCTTCCTTGTACCTTAGTAACTGGCAGCACCTTAGTAGCTCCTGTTAGCCCTTCACCTGACTGGTAGTCAAATATCTGAATACCTATATTGTCACCTGTACCAGAAGAGTCTTGAGTGGAAATATCTCCACTCACTTCAAACCTGAATACGGCTTCACTCCCTGTGTACTCAATGCTTACAAGTCCGTTAGTGATGTCCCAACTACCTGTAAGGAATGGCTCAACAGCTAAGAAGCTATCTACGGTCACCGGTTGATAAGTGAAAGAGCCATCAGATACTACCTGTGATGTGTTGTTAATACTTCTCAGGATAGCTGTTGTCTCTTCAACATGCTTCTGTACTCTATACCACTTATCATCAGGGTTTGGCCCTTCAGCTACCCATAAGTGACCTTGTATAATCAAGCCCATACCAGAGCGTTTGCCAGAAGCACCCTTGTTATTGACTGGATGCTCTGGATTGTTTAAGTCTTCAACTGTTACTCTGGTTGACTCTACACCTACCTGAGATAATTCAGGAGTTACTTTGTCAGCCATGATATACTCCTTATGCAGGAGTTACATCAGCACCTGCTGCGTCACCGCCTAGCTTAGCTACCATTACCCAAGTGTCTGTTGGCTCAGGGCCAGATGCAGAGAATAGAGCTGTGTAGCCAGTAGTAGGAGTTGTGTCAACACCTACGATTAGAGCACCTAGGCGCTTACCTGATTGTGCTTTGTCGTTTACCACTGCTGTAGCATCTGCTAGGTTTGCTAGTGCTACATTAGGCATGTTATGTAGAGTTACGCCTTCTTTCTGTTTTGATACTAGGTCTTTGATATCGCCTGTTACTGGTGTAGCCATAATTAAATCTCCTTAAAGAGTATTAGATAATTTATATAGAGTATATAGTAGAGTATAGAGTAGTAGGTACTAGAGATGACTTGACGCTCTAATACTACTGTTTATTTCTTATTCTACTATTATGCTCTCCTATAGGGTAGGTTAATTAATTTAGTAGAAATTAACCTTAGAAATCAGCCAGTTATCGCAGATGGATTACCACCTGCGTCTGGCTCGTTTTGTTGATGAATTGTTAGCAAATCTGTTACCTAGACGTTTCCCGATACCTGCTGCTCCAATGGCTGCTTCGTGAGCAACTCCGAGTGTTACGGAAGTCATATAACTCACCATCTTCTCAGGGTCGCACATTACATCGTACCAACGCTTCTGCTGCTTGATTTGACGCTGCATTACGTGCTTAAGTTGGTCATAGTCCAAGTTCTCGACAATCTGCCTCACAGACCCTGCCAGAGCGTCTAAGCGGTCATCGTGACGTAGACAATCCTTATCACGAGTAATATTCGCCATTTGATAAAATAGTGAATAGTTCATCCGTGACTCTGCACTGTACCTCTGTATCAGCTCCATATCCTTCTGAACGACTTCAGGGCGCACCACAAGACGATGTGTAGACATAACTGGCTCTAGTACATCAATAATGCGCAATTCCTTCTGTCCGCTCTCCTGAACGGCTTCTAGTGTCACAGGCCAATGCTTCTCGAAATAGGGCTTAAGGGCCGCTACGTGAGCACCGTTACCATAGTTGTTCTCGATAAACACTTCCTTACACTCAGCACTCTTAGCCGCCATAGTAAGGTACATCAACGATTCTTCTTGGTAGCCACCTGCTGTAGCACCTATATCATAGATGTAGATAGTAGTACCCATGAGCTTGATGATAGCGTAAGCTGTCTCATCTCCGTTCTTACCTCCCACTCACAAGTATAGCTTTCCAGCCCTTGTGATAGTTACGCTCACCTTTGGCTACCTTACGTAAATTCTGAGGAGTAAGGTTATGAGCTTTACAGAAAGCAACAAGAGATTCTACATAGAACTCATCACCTTCTGGTGAAGTAAGTATATAATGTAAACCTTTGTTAAGATTGTGAGGGTTTTGTCCTTTCTTAAATTCTGTATCAACTGAGCGTCTTTCTCCTTTGACAATCTTACCAGAATCTAAACCACCTGCCACAGTGTTAAGACCTATACCATCAGTAGGGCGAAGTTCAGCTTCTTTTGCATAAGCTTCTTCTTTATTAGTGAAGGTGTATAGGCACACCATCTCCCTTCCTTTACATAACTTACCTGAATACTTATGTTTACTTTTTCGTACATCCCAGTGAGATGTAACTCCAATATAACCATGATTCAAGTCAGTATTTCCACAATCTCGAATATGATAAACTTTATGCTCTTTCATTTCGCTCTCCTTCATTTGTTTCGTTAATTCGTTACTTTAACATCTGTATATCACTATACAGTTCGGACTATATCTTAGGCTTGCGCCTCCCACTGTTTCAGCCCACTTGGGCTTACGTCAATTGACTAGTCTCTACACGTTCTGATAATTGCTATCAGCTTCGCTCGGTATTGTCTCTTAGAGAGTTTCACCGAATTTAATGGGTTTAATGCTGGCAGAGGTTTTTACCAGCAGGGTCAATGTACATGATAGTTCTCTCGAACTCACCTGTCTCATAGTCAACGTTCATAGGGTAGTAGAAGGTATCAGTCTTTCTAGTACCAAACTTAGGAGCACCCTCCCACACCGTAGTGTTTGTCTGAGACCAGATAGGCATAACTAGACCTTTGACTTTGTTGAAGGGGCTTACAATAAGGTCGCTTATCCTTAGCGGATATCGGTCTGCATCACTTAAGCCTGTGTTAAGCATGAACTGAAGCATGAACTTAGCCTTGCCTTGAGCTAATTCCTTCTCATTTAACAAGTCATTGTCGTACATCTCAGGGCAAGTGGGTTGGCCCATAGAGCCATCAATGCCACCACCGTACTGCAATGTACCATCTTTAGCTATATCTTCCATGATTAATGGAGCTATCTTGTCTGCGTAGTAGTCCATCTGGTCAGGTGTTGGATACCTACCCGTCCAGATTCTTACTTTGTAACCGCGACTAGGTAGCCAGTTGTAGATAGATTCTACTGACTGAGGTGTACCTAGGTAGATAATATCACCAAATTGGTTGATTGATTCAAACTCTAGCGTCTGTTCCATTAGCCATTCACGACCACCAACTGTACGTGAGTTCTGCAATGACTCGATATCATCAGCAATGATGATGTCAGCACGAGCACCCTGCGCGCCTGATTCAATAGAGTAACATGCAACTGAAGGTGACTTGTCCGAACCACGTAGTACCCAGTGTATATCAAACGACTCAATAGAGCCTCGGTCACCTGCGTACTTATCAGGTCGCATGAACTCAAGGAAGTCTAGTGCATTGAATATCTTTATAATCCAACCTGCAATCTCCTTAGCTCGTTTAGAGTTTTGAGAGAATACAACGATACGATAGTGAGGGAAATGTATAAGCATGAACACAGCATAGATAGCTGTTAGGGTAGTCTTAGCCTGACCACGCTGTGCCATAATCATACGGTACTTATGTCCAGAAAAGAGGAAGCGGAGGATGTCTGCTTGCATCCTATTAAGGTTAGGATTACCTACAATGGTAGTATTAATAACTACCTGAGCGAAAGCCAAAAGACCTGCCACGGATAAAGGGAAGGCCTCTTGTAATGATTTAAGCATGTGCCATCGAGCAACCTTTTCCTGTATAGAAAGGTTCTGTCCTGCCATTAACGCTCTCCGTCATCAAATTGAATAACGTTGTCCGTACCTGTACGCTTCTTGATAGCATCAAGGTGCTGTGCCAACTCGTTCTCTTCTGTAAGCTCAGGTGCTGCCGTTGTGATATTGTTCTGGTCTGCTGCCCACTTACCTGCTGCTGCAAGAGCTTTGCCATCACCTAGCACATCTTCTACATTAGCTCCCTCGGCTATTAGCTGAAGCATATGCTTGAGCCTTAGCCCATGAAGCTTAGTGGTCATCTTGTGAATCTCACCTACTTCATCTTCCGTTGCAGCATTCTTATTAGGTCTTCTATCTGCCATTATTTATTATTCCTCCATTTGTGGATAATGAAAGCTATCTGTATCGCAAGATAAACTAACGTTGCAATGGATACTATATCAGGTAGGGATATACCGTAGAACTTCATACCTACGTACGTCACTGGCGGAGCCGCAGGTAGTGTCTCACGGATAACATCTGCTACTTGGTTTGTTACATTGCTCAAGATACCTCCTTATGCGGGCATGTACTCAATATCAACTACATCACCCTCTGTTAAAGGCTCTGCTAATATTAAGGTAGTACCTACCCATGTGAATGAATGTATAGGTGATTGCCTGATACCATTAAGGTACACTCTCAGAGTAGTGGCAGGTTGTATTGTGAACTGGTATTGACCTTCCGTGGCAATAAGCCTAGCATCAGTCAACGGATGAAGGATTGTCATCACATCAGGTGAACCAAGCTCTGCATAGACAACATCACCTTCTTCTAGCGACTCTGCAAAATAAATCTTACCATTTAAAAAGCTGAATGCCTTATTAGGTACTTGGTTAATGCCATTGATACTTAGTCTACAGTAAGTGAAAGGGCGGAACGTTTCAACCTCTACTTCACCTCCAATAGCCTCATAGTAGAATGGGACAATGTAAGAGCCACTACCTACTGGCATTGAATCCTCAATAGCCTCTACCCTACTAGTAATTAGGTCAGTTACCTTTTTATTAATCGCATCCTCTGGCTCTTGAGCATCTCCTAGATTAGTGATGCGATAGCCACCTGCATTCATATCTTGCTTTAAGTAGTATCCATCAGGTAAGAAACCATCGAGAAGTTCTTGTGTCAAGTACAACTGCTGTAGGAAGGTATTGTTTATTTGTCTAGGGCCAAAGTTATTACCTCGCTCGAAATCAGCGTAAGGTTTTTCTACAGGCATTATACGCCTCACTAGTACCTCTGAACCTGCCGGAGGTGCTGTTACAAAGAGTAGTAAGTGAGGTGAAGTAGGCTCTATAAATGTAGGCACTTCTACGCCATCAACATATCCGTGTATGTCTTCTGCGCGGAAGTAACCTAATGTTTCACCCGCTGCGGCGATAGGGAACGATTGAGTGCTCCCATCTCCTAGGTGGACTATGAACGTTAGGTTACTCATCTGTTCTCCTTTTAAGTTATTCTATAGGGTAGGTTAATCTTCAGCCAAGACTTGACCTGCTGTAAGATTCCATAGTGGAGTATCAATCAGAGGAACAAGTCTTCGTATATTACGGGCCGCTTCAGTGTTGTCTGTGTCATCTGTATTATTAATCAAATCAGAAGCCTGACCAGACAAGGAGCGACCGCCTCTGGCAACGTCACCTGCCATTCCAACAACAGGCACGCCACTAAAACTAGACACACCTGCTTTTGTAGGCGAACCTGTGATAGCTTCTGGTGTAAGACCGAAAGTTGCTAGGATTTGTAGCATTGTCATAGGTGCCGCTAGTAGTCCTACCTTGTTCAGCATACCCCAAAAGATACCCTCTTCACTCATGTTCTTCTCGATGTACTGACTACGCTTATCGCCATCCATAGCTGCTGCTCTTTGATAAACATAAGCTGAATGAGCTAGCGTGCCAAGAGCCATCTGAGAAGTTAGCACTGAAATAAGGGCCGCTTTCTCGTGCTTAATCCCACGGACTAACTGCTTCTCGTAAGAACCCATAGCAAAGGTAAGTAAGTGAGTGAACACTTTACCCATCTCTTGGTGCGTTATCATAGAAGCTTCACCTACTCGCATCCTCATAAAGCTAGCTGCTATCTGAGTTTGTACAGCAGAGGCAAGTTTGTTCTGTAGCTGAGGGTCTAATAGCTTTACACCATCAAAAATGTCAGGAGCATTCTTCAGTGTATTGCTGATATTAAAGACCTCTTCTGCCGATAACCCACCTACTGATTGCAGTGACTCAACAACCTTGTTGCTCTTACCACTAACAGCAGAATCACGTAAACCAGACACGATTGAACGAGCAACAGTCTCTTCACCTCCATGCTGAAAGGTTCTGAACAAGTTAGCTGTCATCGTAGCATTCATACCTTTATCTAGGAACTTATCCATAATCTTACCTAGACGAGTCTTAGTCACATCATCGAAGTCAGAGCCGTTATAAGCGTACCTGCCGAACAAGTACTCTTGGTGACCTGTAGCTCCGAAAGCAGATGAGAAGTCTCTCATAAATTCATCCTTGGCAATACTTCCTTTCCTTAAGTCCATGAAGCGTGAACCAAAAGCAGCCTTGAGAGTACGGATACCTCCATTACGTACCATAGCATAAGCCCACTCAGGTATTGTTGTTAGGCCTGTAGCTCTTAGCCTAAGAATACTTGTACCCTTTTTGAACTGACGAAGAGCATCACCTGTCGCATCGTTATACGTGTCCAGTGATTCACCGAACATCAGGCTCACACCGCCATCAATATCATCGCGGTAGGTATTTCTCTTCACTCTCTCTAACTCCTTGGCTAGGTTAGTATGAGCTTTACTACCTGTAGGGTACTGAGACATCTCAGCTATGATTTGGTTCTGACCACGCTTAGTTATTTCGTCTAATATCTGCTCAAGATTCTTTCTTCCTTGAATACCTACAGAGTAAAGACCTGCGTTGCCAGAGGTTTCTCTTAGGTATTTGATATTACGGTCGATACTTGTGTCAATGATATCTGACATAGAGACATTACCTACACGAGCCAGTACATTAGGCTTCAAGCTGTGCATAGCACGAGGTGAGCGGTTGGCCTTGAGGTCTTCCGTAAAGATTGACTCACGAAGCTCCTTCACAGCTACTGCATCCATACCTTCATCAAGCAGGTACTTCTCTACGTGCTTGAAGTCTGTCTCAGTTACACCAAAACGGTAAGCTTGGTTAGTGCCTGAATAAGTACGAGCTGCTCTCTCTACCTGCGCCTTAGCCAGTGTATCTGCATACTGAGGCTCTATCTTGATACCTCCGGTCTGATATGCCTTGGAGATAGTAGCAACCACCTCTTCCGCCCTGTTGCCCTTATTAGCCACTAGGTCTTGGATGTTGTCATAATCATAGACAATAGAGATGTAGTCATCGGAGTGATTAACATTCTCAAACCCATGAACCTTATAGGCCTTATTTGTCTCAAGTGAGAACTTGTTGATGGCAATCTTGCTCTTAGCTGCCTCTAGTACTAGCTCATCGCCTTGCCCAGTTATTTGAGCTATAGCTGTTGCCTTATCAAACTCTCTACTAGCTTCCGCTTGTTTGGCATAGTCATACCAAGATATGCCTTGCTTTTGAAGCCAAGACTCTTTAGCTACGTTGTATTCATTAACGTGCTGTATACCTCTGTGGAATACTGCGTTAGCTGTCTCTACTGCTGACTGGTGACCTTTAACAGTACGTACACCATTAGGGAACAGAGCGGCACCTAGGCCTCGAATAGCACTAATCATAGAGGTGTCAATTTTAGATGACATAGAGCGTAGAACTGGAGCACCAGTAGCCATACGAGTTATACGAGGTACTCGCTCTGCCAACTGCTCCATCCCTTCTATGGCAGTACTAACTGAACCTTCATCAAGTTCAGGTAACAAGTTACCATACATCTCATACTTAAGAGTAAGTTGGTCTGTCTTAGCTGCACCTACATTCCCCGGCTTTTCTGCCCCTACTTCGACATCGGGCATCTTCTCCATCTCTACATCTGCCTGAGCTTTGATAGACTTACCAACATCACTATCAAGTTTAATACCTAGGTCAGACTCCCCTAGCTCTGCCTTAAGCTCTGCATATCTGGACTTGAGAGTATCAGGTACTGAACCTTGACTAAGTGCATCTAGCTCCGAACGAGCTGTTGATGCTTCTTGAGAAATAGCTAGTGTTTCATTTAGCTTAGCCTCTCTTCTATCAATTGCATCTTGTAGCTGCTTAATCTGTTTATTCTTAGCAGATGGCCTCATGTTGGATGAGCTTATCTTGGCCTGTCTCGCTTTCTGAATCTTACGGTATTCACGGAACTCTTGCTTAAGGGCCTTGGCTTTCTTAGGTGATAACCTGTCACCTGTCTCTCTCGCAATAACCTCTGCTTGAAGTTCATCCATGATATCTTGTTCAGTTGTGAAGCGTCTACGTTGAGCTGCATCAGGCATACCACGCTCTAACGCAGAACCTACATCATTAAGCTCTTTGTTCACCATCATACCTTCAACTGCATTGTTGTGGTCTACATCGATAGTACGAGCATCTTCCATATCTCCTACGTATTTACTGTAAGACCTTGCACCTGCTGTGAACAAACCAGATAAACTAGCACCTGCTGCAAGGGAAAGCATAACATCCTGTGTATCTCGCTGTGTGTCACCTTGTGCCATATAGTACTCTAATGCACCATTAACTGCTGCACCTTCTAGCATAGAAACACCAACAGCCTTGACTGTTGAAAGCTTACTAGTTGCTGCTGCACCTCCTGATAAAAGCATAGCAGGTATCAAGGCAGGGTCAGCGAAACCTGTACCCAATTGAGCAGCGATGCCCCAACCACCTGCCTCTCCTAATTGCTTATCAACAGTTCTGTCCGCAGCAATCCTATTAAGACGTACTTGGAAGTTATCAGCAGAGTGGGCTGCACCTAGTAACTCAAGCTCTCTATCAGAGTAACCTTGGTCACGGTATGTCTGCAACTGTTCAGGTTTAACTTGGAAGTCTTCATCTACATCACCCTGTGCAACCTCATACTGATTGGCAAGTGAATAACCTAACCAAGTCTTCTTTGCAGCTGCTTGGATTAAAGTGTCTTCATACTGACCTTGCACAATGTCAGGAACATTTGAGAAGTGCTCATCTTCTGTAAAGGCTACTGTGTTCTTATCAGTAGTTGGTAATAAGGAGGCACGAGCACGCGCCTCATTGAATGACTTAGTAGACATAGAATCTCCTAGTAGAAGAAACCTCGCTCTTGGTAAAGCTTACGTTCCTTTTGTTGTACTTTTCTATCTTGATAAGACTTCTCTATAAGTCGAGAAGTTTCTTCAAGGTCTTCTGGACGTGCTATATCAAACATCTGTGTAGTAAGGTAGCCTGAATCTAGCTGCATACCTGTCTCATCTAATAGTGAGAAAGTAGAGCCATCCTGCGAGAACTGAACCTGAATAGTTTCGGCAGAGATATCTTCACCTAAATATCCGCTCTTTGTTGTCGCGTATTCTTTCAAGAAGGTATCAACATACTTAACAACCTGCTTGTCAGACAGCTCTTCTACATCACTGCCTCTTAACATGTTTGTCTTAAGGGAGCCAATTGTAGTGTTTGATATCGTTCCGTTAGGTAATTGAGTGTGACTATTAGAGAACTCTTCCACAGCAAACTCCGCTGCTCTATTAATATCAGAGATACCTCCTTTGACTAGCTCAACGGCTCGGCTCTCTAGCTGACCAACTAACACATCACGCTGTCCACTTGGGATAGAGGGAGCATCTTCAAACCAAGAAGAGAAAATACCTGCCTTGTATGTATCTTCGATTGCAGCACGTACTCTGTTGGTAGCTTCCTTGCGTATAGTAGGTGTAATAGCACGAGGCTTATACTGAGCGTTGTAAGCGAACTGGAAAGCATCAAGAGGTCTCATTGTCTCTAAGTTAGACTTAACAGCTAGCGCATAAGCTGCATCCCCTCCTAGGTAATTAGATATCAATGCAATAGGCATGGCTTGGAGAACCTGAGAGCCTTCCTCCCACCTCCCTGTAACTGTCTCTGATTGGTCAGCTACTGTTGGGTCAAACAGAAGAAGTGACTTGACTTGGGCTTGCAGGTCTGGAAGGATAATTTGTTCATCCATAGACCACTTAACCTTATCTTTGAGGACTTTGTTATTGACTTCAGTCTCGCTCATCTCTCCTTTATCTAATAGAGATTGAGTCATATTAGCCCAGTAAGCCTCCTTAGTCTTTATGATGACCTTCTTCTCATCTTCCCCAAACTGAGTAGATACCCCTAATGGAAGCTTGCTCCTATTATCTGCATAACGCTTAACAACTTCTGCATCACTATCTACTTTGTTAAGGGCTTTTGTTCGCTGCATTAGCAAGGACTGGACACGAGATGAGTTGTAAGGGTTGTACTCCCCGTACTGGCTATTAGTATTGTCAACATAACGAAGGAAGGCTCTCTCAGACATCTGACCGCTTAGGAACTTAGTTTCGTTATCTGCCATAGACTTCGCCAGAGTGGTTGTATCTAGGATGGCTCTCTCTTTGTCATAAGAGGCACGAGCATTCTTTGTTACATCTAACCCCTTGGCCCAGTCAGTAGTTTCCAATTGCTTAAGGAGTCTACCATCACCTTGCTCAGCTCTTGTACGCATCTCTTCTAACATGAGCTTCTTAGCATCGAACTCAGAGATACCTAGCTGTTTGGCTATAGTTGGTAATTCTTTATCAACTAGACTACTTATGTCTGCATCAGGCACTCCTAGGTTATCCTCGATGCTAATACGGAAAGCTTCTTGGTTCTTAGCCTGACGGTGTTCTTGCTTAATCTTCTCTTGTACAGGCATAAGATTAAACTGAGACTCCTGTACCTGTAAAGAGATTTGCTTAGCGCTTAAGTCGTCTCCACTATATTTCTCGAATAGTGGCTTGTATATACTTTGCTTCATTTCACTGATTTGTGCATCATCCGCTTCAGGGTTAGCCTGATACCACTCGATAAACTGGTTGCCTGCTTGAATAGTGTCATGCTTACCCACTACTGCATTGTATGCAACTTGAGTCGCTTTGACATCATCATCCGAGATGCCTTGTCGGTTCTGTTCTGCTACTAGTAAATCCTGAGCAGCACGACTCGCTCCCAAAGCTTTCTTCGTTTCAATCTCAGCTCTCATAGCACGTTGTGATTCTTCACTGGCTGCACCTGCGAACTGAGAAAGGTTTTGCATAATCTCTAGCCGCCTGTCACCAGAAGAAGTATCAACACCTAGTGCTCTTGTTCTAGTTTGCTGTATGAACTGACGACGACTAGTGCGTTGTACTTCTGCCATATTAACCTCCCGATGAGATAGAGCCTACGCTGTCTAGCATACTCTCTTCTTTGCGTATTGTTTGATAATTAGAGTAACCTTGTAAAGCTTGACTACCTGCACTCAATGCTGCCGCAGCGAACGATGGCCGCTTGACAGGGCTAACATCCATCTGTGAAGCTGTCTGGAATCGTAATGACTCCGCTTGTGATTTGATGTTATCCATGTTGGCTTGTCTGTTAAGCAAGATAGTATTATAGTTGCTGTACTTAGTCTTCTCTAGGTCTTGTAATTGGTTAGCTACAGATACTCCACCTGTACCCATAGCTGCTGCTGTTACGTTGACAAGGCTCTTGTCTCGCAAGTAGCTACGTTGGACATCCAGAGATTCATCCAGAGCTAACTGCTGTTGCTCTTTCTCTACGTCTGCCAACTCAGCATAGTTAGCAACTGTCTGCTCTTGTAGTTGTTTGTTCTTATTAGCCTGAGCTTTCTCAATTGCGTTAGCATTCGAGTTAGCCTGCATAAAAGAATAAGCAGTACTGGCAATAGAAATAGCGGCTGTTACTGCCGCCATCGTAGTTGCTGCACTAGTGGCTGCTGTAGTACCTGCTGCTGCCGCAGTTACTGCCATTAGTATCTCCTTCCTCTCTGTTTAAACATACCACTCCACTCCATATCTCGTAGGACAAAGGGACGATAATCTTCTGTCTCTATTAAGAAAGTAGCATGTGAAGTTGGCATCCTTACAGGGAATGTGAATGTACCGGAATCTAGAGGTGCGAAGCCTACTCTGTTATTCCATCCTCCCATTACCCTCCCGTTGTACTCATATCTCCAGTCTCTACGTGAGCGTTTGTCATTAACAGTCACAGAAATAGAGCCGATTGATTCATAGTTAAGAGTAACTTTACCTAGGGTCAATCTATCTAGTCCCATCACACTACCACCTTGGTCACGGAGGAAAGGCTGAGTTGGTTGGAACCTAGAGACGAACTTAGTACCTGCTGTTAGGTTGCAAGATAGTACTCCATTTAGGTTATCCGCTAAGTCATCATATGACCAATATAATGTTCCATCTGTTTCAAAGATGACTGAAGTACCTCTGTCGCCTTCCCAACAACCCTCACCCCGCACAAACTCTAGAAGCTCTGAGGAGTCAGGTTTATACGGCATCGTCCACTCCCATCTGAAATTATTCCAGACAGGCGTAACAACAGTGCGTTGGTCTAGTCGAACAGGGAAATCTAGTCCATTGTCATCAGCATCAGAGCTGATAGGCATTACTTCTAGGAATACTCCATTAGCTCTCTTAACTACAAAGTAGAGCACATCACGTATGAACTTGGCATAGAGGATATCACCTGTCATAGTCCACTTGTGGAAAGCAGACTGTGCCCTCTGGTCACCAACCCACAACCAATCATACATGTAAAGAATAGAAGCGTCCTTATCTGTCTGTATAGCCATAGTGTTGATATTAGGTGAAGATATCATCCTAACTGCTTGCCCTTCAATGTACTCAGCTACATGCTCGGTAATTGGCCTAGCCCTCTTCGTATCCGTGAAAGAGTCTGTGAACAACTCACGAACACCTGTGTACGCTCCGCTATCATAAGGTATCATTATTGACTCACCAGTTATTGCAGGTTCTGTCTTGACATTAATAGGGAAAGAGGTGGCTTGTCTCAGTATAGCAGTAGCTCCTGTGATAGGCTTGTCACCTTTTAAGATGAACTGACCATTCTCTGCAAAGAATACAATGTCACCATCAAGTATCGCATTGTGCGTCAGGTTGTTAATAGTGAGAGTATCAGCAAAGATATCTATAGGGTCACTGTCTAATATCTCCTGAGTAGTCTCACGGAAGAAGTTGAAGAACCTATTAGTCCTTCCGAAGATAGCTGCTTCACCTGAAGTTACTAACATCCTATTCTGGAAGATACCTAAGCTACGTAGGGGTTGACCAGAGAAAGACGGGAAAGCATTTGTATCATCGTTGCCTACTTCCCTGTCTTCCCACTCGCCATAAGACAAAGTGAAGCTTCCATCTGCCTCGCTTACAAGCACATGAGGTAAGGTCTCTTTCTTGAACCCCTTCTTAGCCCCTTGCGCAAGTGACTCTACCCACCTTACATTAGAACCTGTCTGCTCTTCATCCTTGCTCTCCGCCTTAAGCCAGAAGGAGTTAGCTTTGTACCCTTCCTTGTTCTGAACTTCTACTATGTAACCTTCAGGTGCTTTAGGAGGTAAGTTACTTACCTGTCTCACCTTATCCTGTACAGCTATAAGGTCATTACCGTCTGCACTGTCTATGGTAGATATTTCGAAAGGTTGCCCATCGTTTGCTGTAAGGTACAGCACGTTACCAAAAGCTTCAGCGGTATGGTTAGTAGAGCCAACTGCACCGTATATGACTTTGATAACATCTCCTGTATTAACATCTGAACTGTTAAAGTAGATAGATGTCCCTACTATGTTGATGTGGTTAATGAACACATTCTGAGTTAGGTTGAATGTAGATACCACATTATAAGGAGCTACAGGTAGCGTTACATAGTATTGAGCTGGTGGCCCTACTATCTCTTGCACTGTGTGGTTACTAGTCACCATGTTGACACTATTTATCTGGTTCGCCAATTCTTCGATAATATAGTTAGTCTTGATGAAAGGAGGGTGAGTATTAGCATCTGAGCCACTAGGTGTGGTGTACTTAGCAAGAGAAACCCCATCTACTATTACTTCATAGTCACGAGCATAGGTGGCAAATTGCAAGTACACAATCGCCATTGCAGGGTTCTCACCTTCTACGTCATCACGCTCCTCGGTAGGTACTTCTTTATTTAAGATGAATGTAAAGTCAGCTACTGTGCTTAAGGTTAAATCCTTAGCAGGGTTACTCACAGAGAGATAAGGAGCCGAGTATTCAGTAGCATTTACCACTCTTTCGTTGCCTTCTATATCAAACACACGAGGCAAGCTGTTAGGCTCAATCACTATGATATAGCTCTCATCGTCTCCACGGTTATACAGATACCATTGAGAGTCTGGATGAGCGTCATCAAGCAACTGTGCAATATGACGAGTACCTATTCTCTTGATAAGCCCTTGTAGTGGAGAAGGTACCAAGTTCTCTTGGATAGTACACTGCCCGTCTATCCGGTCTTTGTCTGCTTGCTGAGATACACCTTGAATAGGGCGCTCCCAACTACCAGTTACTTTACCCATCCTACCTCCTTATGGGTTGTTATTATATCCACCTACAAGGTGAACACTGCTTTGCACTTGCTTATTGTTAAGCATATTACGTCTACGCTGAGACGCATCCTCTGATTGGATGGCAATCATACCTGCATCTGCTGCATCTCTAAGAGCTGCCATTTTAATCTGGTCACCTTCCGTGTTATTAACCATCCAGTAACCTGCTGCATCAGCTACTGCGTGTTTAACATTATCAGGCAATGCTTCGAAAGGTAGGTTGACAACTAGTATGCAATGTACGTAACCGTCTGACTGAACAACTTCTCGCATATCATAACCAAGTGTCATGGCATCAAACATCTTATCACCTCGTAAGGTGACTCGTTTAATACTGCCATTATACCGCTTAACCATTGCCGAGATAGTGTTACGAGGTACTACTACATTGCCAGTGACAGGGTCAGGGCTTAGCTTGTGGAACTCTTCTCGGTTGAACCACCAACCCTTACCGTTATTTGATTGTATCTTCTGAGATACTCTATCAACCAACTGGTCAGCTTTTGCAGCATCTACGTTCCAATCTATCTCTTCTTCAGAGTTAATACCTACCTCACCGATGGCATCTAGTACTGCGTTAATGGCATCTACCTTGCTGTCGATGCCTAAAGAAAAAGCCATAAGACCTCCTTAACAAAAGAAGCCCCACCACCAAAGGGTGACGGGGCAGTTTGATATTACTCAGCAGTAGTATCTTTAGTTTCGGTAGTTACACCAGTTGCAGCTAGGCCATCTTCAGTCAGTGCAGCAGGCTTAACTAGCTGTGCTAGTGCTAGTGATACAGCAGCAGCGAACGCAGCAGGGTCTTGCTCTACAGGTGCAGATGCAGCCATTGGTGCAGCGAACGATTGAGCTGACATAGCAGAAGCAGCAGCGTAAGATTGTACTGGCATTACCTTACGAAGGAAACGCTCTTCTAGGCCAGTCTCATCAGCGTTAGCTTTCATAAGAGCCCCTAGGTGTTCCCAACGGTCAGGGATTGCACCTTCAGCCATCCAAGTATCAATGTACCAAGATTTGTTACCATCATTCATCCAAATTTTACCTTGGATGTCAATAGAGCGGCCTACCAACAGACCTTCACGACCTAGGATAAGTGCAGCACATTTCTCTTGGTCAGTACCATCTGTGTTACCAACACCTGCTACGTCATAACGGTAGCCGTTGTTAGCGTTAGATAGGATGTGGTGAGCTTGGTCATTGCCATCAATGTCTTGGTGGTCACGAGATTTGTTAGGGAAGTGGTTAGTTGGTACAACTGGTACGTTGTATGACTTAAGCACGAATCCAGTGATAGGAGTACCTGACGCTGTATTGTAACGAGCATCACAGATACGCTCTGCATCACGAAGACAGTTGAACTCAGGCCAAGGAATCATGATTGTAAGCTTAGTTACATCCACGTTGTACTTGTTAATCATGTCTTCAAGTACCCACTCGATACCTGCCATAAGCTTGTGCGGATTCGCTAAAGCTTCAGTGGTGCTGATAGTGTGTACTGTTGAGAAGCCGTGACCTTTAACACGAGGCTTATTACGGATAGCTTGAGTGTTGGAGATAGCGCCGTATACACCTTGTTGTAGTAGCATACGGTTCTCAAGGTCACGTACAGAAGCTACTTGCTCTTCTGCTAGTTTACCTTTGGTTTGGATATCATCTTGTACATCATCTAGGATGCCAACGATGTTACGAGCGATGACAGTTGTGTCAATCACTAGTGAGTTTTTATCGAACTCAACTTCTGAACCACGGACATCTTTGCCCGGAGCTAGTGCTTGTACTTGGGTAACACCTAAGTACTTGTTAGATACGACATTTGTACCTGTTACTTTCTGCAAATCAAAGTGCATCATAAGGCCTGGGTCGTTGTGGTAAGCTCGCTTAACTTGGCCATTGTATTTCTCAATAGCAAGTGTCGCTGCTTCACCGGAGGCTGATACCTTTGAATCTACTAATACGTTTGCATCTGACATTAATAATGCTCCTTGTTATTTGCCTATATCTATAGGGTAGGTTAATTACTTACGAAGACCTGCCAGTCGAGCTGCGTCTACTTGAGATGCGTATTCCGCATCCGTCCAGTACTTGCTCTCAGGGCCAATAAGGTCTTGATATTCTTCTGAAGTTAGATACCCTTTAGTCAGTGGGCCTTTGTTGCTGCGCTCTGCACTTTCATCACCAACTAGCTTAATATCAGTATCACCGTTCTTAAGCTTGTTAGCTGCTTCCATCTGCCCTTTCACTTGAGAGAGGATGAGCATTTGAGCTGCGTGACTATCAGATTCCATTACAGAGTTGTAAGCTGCTAGTTGGTTATCGTCGAAGTTGTCAAGGACAAATGACTCGATAGATTCTAGGCCCTCTTTACCACCAACTAAAGCTACGTACTCTTCACCTTGCTGCTTAGTTAATGCTGCTGCATCTTCAGTAGTTTTCTTGTGAGAGTCAAGTGATGCTTGGTTCTGCTGTCGGTATAGGTTTAAGTAACCATCTACCATTGTAGCTCCAAACTTGTCAGATAGCTTCTTATAAGTATCTTCACTTAGCTCAAACTTGCCACCCTTTGCGAATAGCTCTTTGACTACAGTATCTGCATCAAGACCTGCTTCTTTCAATGCACCAGAGATTTCTTCAGGCACGTCTACAGTTACAGCTTCGCCACCGAAGAAAAGTTTGGAGGCTTCTTCACCTCCTTCTTCTTCTTGTTGTTCTCCCTCTGGAGTGACAGTACCATCTGTTGTACTTTCATCCGTTTCTTGAGAAGTGTCAGTTGCATCTGAACTGTCAGTGCTTGCATCTGTTTCACCTGTCAGGTCAAGAGTAGTATCTGTACTATGGTCAGCAGTTGTATTAGAAGCGCCACCTGTTAAGTCTAATACGCCATTATTATTATCAATAATTTCAACTTGCATGATTACCTCGTTTGTTGTGTCATGTTGCCTGCTACCGAAGGGATAGCGTTAGCAACACCTTGTGCCATCATTTCACCACGAGCCGCTTCAGCTCTTGCCTTAGCTGCTTCTTGGTACTCTTCTTCAGTCATCATAAATGGTAAGTCATAAGATAACTGGTTAGCAGTATGCTTAGCAAAGTCTGCCCACTTCATACGCTCTTGCACTTGAGGTGGCAAGCTGCTAGCTGCGACACCCATTTGCTCTGACCATTGCATGAACTTATCTGCGTCTGTCATCTTAGATAGAGCTTCAATACCTGTAAGAAGTACTGTGTTAACTAAATCAGAGGATAAGTTGAAACCTGTTCTTTGTAGAAGCAAGCGGAAGTAAGGTCGCTGCAAGGTAGTTGCGAGAAGGGAGTAAGCACCACCTAGAGAGCGTTCCATCTCTAGGGCATCTCGTCTAATCTCATACGCAGTAACACGTTCTGCATTACGCTGAGCTTGAGAGCCTAGTAGGAATGCACGACCTACCCTACGCTCGTACTTGTCAAGTACTTCTGCAATAGGTGTAAAGTCTGCATACTTCTCTAGTTGGAGTACTCCAATGTCATCCTTGTTACCATAAACAAACTCACCAGTAGGTGATTCAATAAGATGGTCAATGTCAGTAACAGAGCCGGGCTTGACTAAGTACTTTACATCTGCCATAAGAATCATACCTTTGGCTATCGCCTCCGATAGTATCTGGATAACATGGAGGTCACCTGCGTACTGTTCAACTAGTGAACGTCCGTAGTCCTCTCCATAGTTACTCTTCCATCGAAGCACAATGAATGGTAAGTTGTCTGGTTTTACACGATAGGTCTGACCAATCGACTCGCCAACTACCTCTTGCTCTACACGATACATTCCCCCTTTGTAAAGGCAGCGAGTAAACAGCTTGACATTATCGTCATTGCTCTTGTACTTATTGTTCTCACGCATCTTAGCTTTAATAATCGCTTGTAATGCAGGTTCAAATGTATCTACAGACTTCTCTTCCATAACGATAAGCTCTAGTAAATTACCTGACTTATCTCTACGGCAAACAAACTGTGTAAGAGGGTAGTTAATAAGGGCAGCATTATCTGAAGAAGGTACATACAAACAAGTTGTACCACCTACTAACAAATGCTCTACTGCTTCGCCCAAACCTACTCGACCTGCTAGTCTTTCGTGTTCAAGCATTGCTTGCTTCTCTGCATTAACTAAGTGACCTTCTTCTTCGATGACGTTTACATCTTCATCAGTTAGAATGCCCTTAGCTTCTGGAGTTAAGTCAAGTCTTGCGAATGAGCTATGGGGAGGAAACAACGTCATAACTAAGTTATTAGTTAAGCTGTTCGCACACTCAGCTCCGAATGATTGCCAACCTGTAGTATTTGCACCATCTCCATAATCACCAGTAGTGTTCATTTCAGGGTACAAGTTTGGCAATGTATAACGAGAAAAGGTACGAGCACGTTCTAAGAAAGGCTGACGTTTCTGTGACAGCTTCTCATATCGGTTCTCTATAGTCTTGTTCTCTTTTTGTCGAGACATCGGCTTCATACGTGGAGTATTAGTCAAGTCTACGAAATCCTGCTTAGGGATTATTACAGGTCTATTATCAGGCATGAATACCTCCTAGACTTGCAAGCCAGTACCTGCTGCTGAGCGTGGGCGTTTGAGCTGTCGCTTGCCTTGAGAAGTTGTATCGGCACTATCAGAAGCTCCGATTTGTACATCTTCTGGCTCTACATCTACCTTACGCTCTGGCTTAGGCGCAGGTGGTACTGCTTCAGGGATATCTGGTGTTGAAGCCATATTAGCACTCCTTTCTATACTGTTGACCAATGTAAGAGTAACCTAGCTTCTTATAGAAGTTACAAGATTGCTCTTCGTGGATACCAGATGCTATTGAGATTTGAACCTCAACTGCACCGCTCTGTTTAGCCCAAGCCTCCCATTCCTTCATTAGTCGATAACCCACTGAAGTCTTTCTCTTCTCAGGTATAACGTAAAGAATAGAGTCAAAGGCAAGCTTAGCCTCACTCCACGGAAGGGAGCGGCTATGCCCCCATAGAAGCCCCACTGGTTCGCTATCATCATAGGCAAGAAGGAGGCAACCACTTTCGCTCTGTATAGTCATTGCTGCGTTCTTCATCATGTGCTCAATGTTTACAGGGAAGTTGTTGTGACCTTCAGCCTCTTCAGAGTAACGAATACCTAGTGGGGCAAACGTGAGTAAGTCAAACAATGTTGCCTGACGTATTTTAATCATGGTGGAATAATTCCCTCACCTGTAGCTGTAGGCTACGTTTAGTTCCATTGTCAATATAAACACCATAAGGTGTCTCAGGGGATTCTGGTACTGTTGCCAGTAATCCCATCAAGGTTTGGTACGCCTCAGTAGAGATAGTAATCTTCTTTGGCTTAAGCTTATTTGTCTCACGCTGTGAGACTTTATTAGGACTTAAGTCAGGTGGGAGATGTTGATTACCTTTACTAGGCGACTTAATATGTGAGAAACGATTACTCATCGAAGTCATCCTCATCTAACTCACGAGCGGCTAGGGCTGCTTCCTCCACAGCCTCGACTCGGATACCATGATTATGAGCTGCCTCTTGCAGCTCTACTGTTACCTCTACACCTGATTCGAATGCGAGGTATAATGCGTTGAATACTTCTTGCTTTGTCATTTAACGCTCCTTATTCTATAGGGTAGGTTAATTAAAAGTCCGGCTCAGTTTTGTCGAATCGCAGGTCGCCAACCTTCGGCAAACGGATTACTCCATTCTTAGAGCTAGGCTGTAATCCATACACTCTGAAGATTTTGCCGATAGGTTGACTCCAAGGGAAGTACCCTTGTTCATCCCCAGAATGGCCACGTTGTATACACTTAAACATGCTCATTGCGTCTACGTGCGTCCATCCCTTGCCAAGCATAGCCTTGACAGTATTTCCGCCTTTATAACGGAACAGGAGATTAGCAACTAGGCCAGTGTATTTTCCAGTCCCTTCCTCCCAACCAATGCACTCTAGGTCTACTTCGTAACGGCGAACAACTTTCATCTGGTGCCAATCTTTAGCACCTGCCAGCCACCCTACATCCTGCTTGAATACAGCGCCTTCATGACCTAGCTTGATGAGACGGTCAGCGTACTGCATTAACTCTTCAACGTTATTAACAACGTCAATATCTAGTACGCACTCTGTTGCAGCCAATTGTTGAAACAGTGCATCATATCGTTGCTTGAACTTACGATGACTGTGACCAGAGATAAACTCACAGATTGATACACAATCAAAGAAAGCAATGTACAAGTTGTGCTTGATATACTTCTGTTCTCGTGTCTCAAGTTCTTTGGTTCGGTTAGGGTTCAACACACCAGACAATTGCTCTAGTGTGTACTCGCATCCAGTAACCATTTCCCCAAAGTATACACCGCAGCTCAGGTTGCCTATGATAACAAGACCTTCATAGTAAGATACAAGATTCTCTGTGTTTGCGAGTTGCTCACCAGTACGACCAAAGATGCCACACTTACCGTCAACACGAACAACCAACATACTGAACACACCATCACGCTTACACTGAGCGTACATTGGGAAAGATACTTTCTTGTGTAAGATGCCTTCTTCGTGCTTCGGGTTTACTTCTGCAAAATGCTTGACAAGTTGTACTACTTTGTTCTTAGCTCGGTGGTCTTTATTTAGGCCAAGAAATTCAAATACGTTCATTATATGTCCTTAAATCTTAGGTAGGCATTAATATCATATGCATTCAACACTGCGCGTTTATGCGTGTAGTTATTAATAACGTTGAAGTGTACGAAAGCTTTAGGCAATGGCTGCTCTGTTACGTGGTCGTCGTGCTTACTATCTTCAGTATGAATACGTACAACCGTGTTACAGATACTGGCTTCGTTTGGCATTCGTACATCTGTAAAGATAACGAAAGTATCACTAGTACTAATATGTCGCTTAGCTCTAGTAACCCAAAAGTGCTCGTCATAAGAGCGTAGTGTTTGCCCTAGTGCACGTAGCATCGTACGAAGTGATGTATCGATAGATACATTATTATGCTCATCGTGATATCCAGTAGCACCAAGCGACCAGCACTCATTGATAACTGAAACAGAGAGCATCTCGCAGGAGATATAAGGGGCGTAACCTTCCTTGTACATGATAGCCGCCATCTTGCCAACAGGGAAAGTAAAGTTCTGTACCTTTTCCTTTTTCTCCCCATCCTCGAAATCTTCGATATGGACACCTAGAAGCTCTGAAAGGAATACTTTCATATCATACGCAAAAGAGAGTAGCTGGATGTTGTACTTATGCCCGTACATCTCCTTGAATACTTCAGCCAAATAATTCTTGCCACCTTGCTTGTGGCTATGTAATCCTAGAATATACATCTATAATCCTCCAAGTGGTTATTCTATAGGGTAGCTTTAATATGACAGCAGCCTCCGTGAAGGCCGCTAGGTATATTACAACTTACCAATCCATCGACCTGATGTATCAAGTCGCATCGGGACTAAGATAGGAAGAGAGTCAATAATAACTGAACAGCCAATGATAGGCTTGTGCTTAAAATTCTCGCCATAAGCGAATGCCAATGACTTAGCATCAATCAAGCAACCACCGTTCATAGCCCAGTACAAACATGCAGTTGATGCAGAGTACTCAATACCATACTTAGCGTGAAGATGACCAATAGCTAAGTTACATCGTTCATGCGCTGCTGCTGCTAGTAAGTCACCGCTTGCTTGGTGCTTAAATAGTACATCGTCACCATTAGGCAGTGCTAAGCGGAATGAGTAATCCCACTCCCAACCTTCACCGCCACCATCAGGAAACAGCACTTCACGGTAGGACTTAAGCATATCAGCAGGAATGCCATGCGTCTTAGCCTTACGGTGTAGCATTGAACCATGATTAGAGTGACACAGCATCATTACAGGGAACTCACGCTCTAGCTCAGCTAGGAACTCACGAGCTTTAGTCAGTTCAACGCCTGCTGAATCTAAGTTAGGGTCAGAGTCGTGATAGCTAAGGCCGTGGTGGTCTGTCTCATCACCAAGGTTGACAGTAGTCTCTGTACCATAGTGCTCACGCACTGCCTTGAGGAATGGAATAGTGTCAGGGTGATGATAAGGTGCATGTAAGTCAGGGATTACTAGGATACTATTATGCACCGCCTGATATGCCCCTGTTAGTTTAGACTTAAAGTCATCAGGTGAAGGTTGCCTTAGTACCCGCTCTTCTTTAAGGGCACGGTTTGCAGGTGTGAGAGTTACAAAGTCTTCACCATTCTTCTTGGTAAACTCAAACTGCTTGGCCCAATAAAGAGCTAGCTGACGGGATACAGTGGTGCCATGAGTGTTGGTGCTTAGGATTGCAGCCATCTTCTCATAATCAGTTACGCCTTCAGAGTTGGTAGCTGCATCACGAGCAAACTTAACCTCTGAGTCTTTGAATAATGAACGAATCTTACCTCGTGACATTGTTACTCCTTCTTCTTATTCTTTGCATAACGAGCACGAGCTTTAGCATTGGCCTTGGCTCGTTTCTCATGTGGTTCTAAATGGTCAGGATGTATCCATTCTGTCCGTGGTATTCGATGGTGCTCTAGGTAATCAGCTAAGCCTCTAAGCATTCTGATTACTTCTGATTTAGATTTACAACCTCCCCATCGAATACAGAGGTTAAGTGCCTTGCCCTCAAGACCATTAATCGCCCTAGGCAAAGCAGCTCGAATAACACCGCTCTGGTGGTCGTGGTCTATAACAACATTAGTACTAGTCATTGCTCGAAGGTCACGACCTGTTATAGGGCACTTACCAAGCTGTCGCCTGATAAGCTCCTTCTTTATATTGGGCAAGTTATCGGGGTTATCCTTGTGCTTTACAGCACGAGAACTTATAGCTTTACGTAGTTCTACGCTCATTCCAGAACTCCTTATCGTGTGGGTCAATGATACGTCCCTTTCCTTTGCGCCAGATATCACCCTCAAAGGCCATCATCCAAGCCAATCTCCCTTGCTCTAGCATACGGTCATACGCAGTGAGCATAGCTCCACGACCTTTCCAGAAGTCCCAGTCAGCAGGTGGTTTGCCATACTTATCTAAGTGCCTTTCGTAGTACTCGCTTGTGCCTTTGTAATGAGCGCAGAAGTGAGTGCCAGTTCCATACACCTCTTTATACGCAGCAAGGGTTGCCATATACAATTCCTTCTCAGTCTTGCAACCGTCAAGAAGCTGATAGGCAGCAGTCATGCCTTTGCCTTTTAGTCCTTTGTAGTTGTCTGCGGTATCTCCCATGATAATCTGCGCATAGAAGAACTTAAGACCAGAGCCTTTGAGGTCAATGATAGCTTCGCTAGGCTTCTGTCCGATACAGACTCTCTGCATCTTCTCTTGCCCTTTCTTAGCACCGCGAGTATAGAACTCACCTGTGCCAATATAAGCATAGTCATTAACCATAGCATCTTTGAAGCGAGGTATTAATTCACCCATTGAATCTACCCAGTGCAACTTGCGCGTGTCGGGATTATAGTGCTTCGTAGGTGTGATAGTTGAATCTTTATCAATGGAGATAGTTACAGTAGAGCATAGCTCTTTATGCTGAGGGGAGCCTGCCTCAATGCCAGATGGTTCTAGCTCATAGTAGAAAGCTTCCCATGCATGAATGCTTAATTCGTCGTCTGCTTCGATGCCATCTGCAAGCTTACAACCTAGTCGAGTGGTCATAGCCCTCTTAAGCTCTTCAAAGAACGGAGGCTTATCACTACCACGTTGGCCTTTATATTCATCAGTGTAGGCAATATCAAGACGGAAGTTAGAGTCAGACTTAGTAGAGAATAGGATAGCTGAGTCGCATCCTGCATCCCTTACCCACTTGTTGAGAGTGGCACACAACTGGTCGAATGCATCTTCAAAGGCAGGTGTGTCTTCAATAGATTTGTAGTGCCCATCCTCTACAAGAGCCAGTGCTGATAGGTACTTAGCTTCATCAGTAGTGAAGCCGACACGATAAGGTAAGAGGTCAGCATCAACCAGAGCGGTCATGGCACCTGTCTTAGGCCACAAGTAGAAGTTGTCCTCTTTATCTGCTACTTCACCTCCATAGTCGAAGCCTTCAAAATATCCAATCATTGTACCTCCTTAGAGCCAAGGGTTGGCATAGGCTCTTACTTTTTCTTCTAGAGATTCTAAGCAAGGTGCTCGTAAAATCTGTCGATGTCCCGAAACATGAGATATTAGTAAGACATACTCCCTTGTTGTTTCGTCAACTTCAATGCTGACAGATTTTACATCTAGCCCTTCGCCTGTCATGTATGTTGCAATGCTTCCAGTGAGTCTACCATTAATAAACATAAGATTACCTCGCTAATAAAATAAGCCCACCACCAGAGGGTGACGGGCAAGGTGACTTAAGCTGCTTAGAACTCTTCGTCGAATGACTCTTCTACTTCTTGAGCAGGAGCTTCTTCAGTGACTTCTTCAGCCACCTCTTCTGCGACTTCTTCAGTCTCAGGTGTTTCTTTCCATAGCAAGTAAGCTGCGATAACGTTAGCTTTACCTACTAGAGATTTCTCTTGAGCACCTTCTGGAGCTGTTGCACGGGCGAACGCCAAGCCTTCAGCGTAGAACTTAAGAGAACCTAGCTCTTGCTGAGCGTCTTCAATTTTACGGTGAGCTTTCTTACCAATCAGATTACCTGCTTCGTCCATTACAACGAATTGGTCGATTAGTTTACCTGCTACTACTTGTGGAAGAGTTTTGATTACTAAGTTAGACATAATGAGTCTCCTGTTTTAATTGAAAGAATTAATTTGTTAGTTGTATCTATAGGGTAGGTTAATTAACCTTGTCTCACACTGTGAGACTAATTTGCAATGTGCTTGATTCGCTTCAAGTCTGCGATTGGGTAATCGTAATTAACACGGTCACCATCTTCGTTCTCAAAGTTTACACAGGCTACGCCATCTCGATACATTAGATGTAGAGCCTTAGTTGTTGTGTCGTTCTCGATGAACACAGGGCCACGATAAGTTTCTGCTTGCATAGCTGAAGTGACTTCTGTGTCATCTTCTTTAGCTAAACGTGCACGACCTGCCGCTTTAGCGTCTTCTGGCTTGAGGATAATCTCAACTACTTTACACTTCATTATACGTTAGCTCCTGCAAAGAATCCCATCGAACCAAACAAAAGGATACTATCAATGACAGATTTAAAAACAACACCTGAGCCGTGTTTAATAAATGTAGAGCCTTCAATCGGTTTGTCACCTTTTCCGATACTAGTAATACCCACTAGAAATCGAATAAGTAGTATTACAACAAATGTATAAAAGAAATAATTCATATTAGAACTCCTGTTCTTCGTCAAGCTCTTCTGCTTCTTGTGGAAGCTTCTGAGCAGTATTTGTTTGACCTTCTGAGCTACCAGAATCGTCCGAGCCTTCACCTTCATCTGAGGTTGCTTCCTTCTTCTTAGGAGTATAACGCTCAGGGTTCTCGTCGAACATCTCTTGGATAAGCTCTTGACAAGGGTGTGTACCTGCTACAAACTCTTCTGTGTGCATCAAGATGCCATAGAATTCACGAGTAGGGTGCAGCATCTCTAGTGCTTCACGAGTCAACTGGTCTTCACGCAAGAAGCCTACTGGGTTTTCCAGTGGTGCGTACTGAGCTGCGCCATCAATAAGCTCTAGCATATCTTCACCAAGCTCAGAGATAGTATCGAAGTTCACGTACTTAGGTGTACCATCGTCGTTCATCTGCTTACCCGGCTTGAGCTTGAGTGAAGTGATACAGTTAATCATTGTACCAAAACCTTTATGCTTTGACATGCCACCAAACGCAGGGATGAATGTACCATGCAAGAAAGATTTCTCACCTTTCTTCATAGGGAAAGGTTTAGTGTAGAACATAGGCGAACCGTCATCTAGCTTGTCAGTCTTACCGAGCATGTGGAAGATAGCAATAGCTTCTGGAGCTGCTGCCTTGACTGTTGTCTTGCCACCTTTAGTGAAAGACTCTTTGAAAGTACCTAGGCGTAGCAAGCCATATAGTCGAGCGTTACGTGTACCAACGTCAGGTTGCTTAAAGCCACCAGTGGTTTCTGCTACTTCACCACCGTAATCAAATCCCATATCAGACATTATAATAGTCTCCTGTTGTTGAGGGTTAATATCTCAGAGAGCTTAGCTAGTTCGAGTCACAGCTATTTGCCTCTTAGTTCTTACTCTAGTAATCCTAAGCTCTCTGAGATATCCACTACCGAAGTAGTGAACATCCCGGCCTCTCGCCCTCTGAATATTAATTAGTGCTTAAGGCCCTCCTTGTTTTATTCTCTATTAGTTATTACTGGTAACTTCGCCAACAATCCCAATGAGCAGGGAGATAATTAGTATCTCCTGTTAGCATGATAAAGTCATGCACCTCTGGTTCCATTGCAAGAAGTTCAACTAGCAATAATAATAGAGACAGAATATATTCAATCATACCGCCTCCTTATTCTATAGGGTAGGTTAAATACCTTCTAGTTCATCTAGCTTAGATGCTAAATCTTTCTTAGCTTTGTTGATAGCTAGACGCTCTTTGTTGTGTAGATTACAGGCACGAGCTTCTGCTCGCTCTTTCATCTCTTGAGCGAACTCAATACGCTGACAGAACTTATCATCAGCACAATCCATACGGTCTGCTTGATGCTCTAACTCGCATGTAAGCTTATCTACTTGGATACCTTTGAGGTACTTAACTAGCTTACTTAACTTAATAATTAACTTATTCATACTTAAAGCTCCTTACGCTCTTAGATGTATCTATAGGGTAGGTTAATTAAGGTAGGCTGTGAGACAAAACCTACCTAGGCCGTGAGACAAATTACAAGTACTAGTTTTCACTAGGCTCTATTGTAAGCTCATGTTCTTCACAGTTATAGTAACTCGCAAGAAGTGACAACGCCTCGTCTTCATCAGTCTTCCATAGGCCTTCGATAGTACAAAGCTCTTCTCTTATTTCAACATGCCCTTCTCTACCTGTAGGTAGGAATGTTGTCTTGATTACTTTCATGGTAACTCCTTAGTGTGTATCATGCCAACTATCACCTATCATATACTCACCTGCTAGCGGTATACGTAGGCGCAGGAAGCGTCCCGTTTCTTCCATAGTCTCAGCTAGTATTTCACCTGCTCGATGATAACACCGCTGTATAGTAAGGCTTCCTGTACCTTTTCCTTCGAGGACTTTAGGCGCAGACCACATACGTTTCTTCTCATCGAAGTACTGAGCTTTTTCTTCAGCTTTCCAGTCCTTCTCATTGATTTGATAGACATAGTATTCAACCTCGTCTTCATTAACTTCCATCTGAACTTCATCATGCACGTTAGCGATGAACATAGGGAAGCCGAACTCATCAAGAGCTACACCTTCCTTAATCATCTTGTTCTCTGCAAAGCAAAGACCATACTTCATACACAATGAACCTGTCATTTGCAGTAGTACGTTAAGTACTGTGTGGATAAGAATCTTACCACCAGACTTACGGATACGTCCCCAACGGCCGTCAATGCCTTGGATGTAACCGTACTTCTCTCCTTCCCTTTCACATGCTTTGATGAGATTAGCAAGAGATGGTAGCTCTTTCTTAAACCTAGCTACACGTTTCTCCATCTCTTCAACAGAGAGGCCACATACCTTGGCAAGGTTCTTGATACCAGAGCCATATAAAAAGGCGTATATAAACGTCTTCGCCATGTCCCTGATAGGCAAACCTGCAAGCTCTTGGTTATGTGTATGTATATCACCATTAAGAACAACCTCTGTATAGATGGCATCATTCATAAAGTGAGCTAGCATACGTAACTCAAGACCTGCTCCGTCACAGCCTAGCACCTTCTTACCTTTACCTGCAATGAATAGGTGACGTAGTGGGTTAAGTCCACGAGAAGGTATGTTAACAACGAACTTGTGTCGCATACGGAATGTATTAGTACCGATGCTGAAAGCTTCAGCAGGTACACGCCACTCTTCGTCCATTGATTGAGGGAACTCTCCCATCTTCTCGAAGTACTGCCAACCTTCCATGCCATGTTCTGCATTGTAAGCCTTAGCTAATAGACCTTTACAGAAGTGCTGTCCATTCTTTTGCTTAGGCCATGCATGATGCTTCTCGAAGTATTCCATATCCTTAACGTTAAGAATCTGGCTCCTACGGGAACGGTTCACGTACCAACTTACAATACCTTCAAGCCAACTAGGTATGTCTCCTTCACGAGCTTTCCAAGCCTTAAGAGATTCCTCGTCTATCTTACCAGACCAAGGCTTAGGTGGCTCACCGGAAGGATTATCCTTCTCGTTATTAATCCACTTCTCATCTGCTTCACCAAAGGTAACACCTAACCAACCACGAGGGTACAGTACGTTCTCTTTGATGTACTCTAGGTTTCCTAGTCCTACATCTTCCCATTCAATAGGTGTGAATGGCCCTGCTACTAATGGGTTCTTGGTATCGTTAATATTGCCAACCATTTCAGGATAGACCTTTTGTAAGTCTTTAGAGTAGTCACCGTTCTTTTTGGTAAGCTTCCACATAGGCATTCTATTACCTATACGCACTTCTCCATTAGCTAGGTAGTTTCGTAGGTAGGTAGCTAGCCAAGCAGAGCCACCTGCATCAGGGTAAGCTTTATTGAAAGAGGCACAACGTTTTAGGATGTGGTCGCTCTTCATCGGCTCGGTCTTTAGACGGAGAGGGATGTGCGGCTCTATCTGAGTGAAGATGTCTTTCATCTCCTTACCGATACGAACCCAATCAGACCAAGCTGTTTTGGTGTCTAAACGGAAACCTCGGAAGCCCTGCCTTGCAATAGAGATACCTACTTGTAGCTCCATACGGTATGCAGAGTCAATACCCAGTCCAGATACCTTGTTACGTCCTCGACGTAGGTGGTCTGCCCACTCATTGTTCATCAACCAGAAGAACATATCCTTGCCGATTGCAGTATCCTCAGAGCATCGGTGCAGCATATGGTCAGTTAGGATAGTCCAGTCTTCATTCTCTGGCTTCCAACGTCCGATACGAATACCATGCGCTTCGATGCTGTGTGGCCCCACATTGCCCCGTCCTATAGCGAAAGCCTGTGGAGGTGCTTTACGGTCAGGGTTCAAGAGCTGTGACAGAATCATTGTATCCATCAACTTACAAGGGAAGTAGTCAGAGTGTAGTGCCTTCTTACCTCGACGCTCTATGTAGTTGTACTTCCAGTACTTAGGCCATACCTTCTCAAAGGCTATGCCATCATAGCCTACCATGTTCTGTGCAACGATAGCCTCTGCTTCCATTAGCATATCAAGGCCATCGGTCAGGTATCCGTCTTGAGTACCGTCTGCCCTTAGCATCTCACGAGCGTTAGGGTCTCGCTTCTCATAAGGGTCGAAGTAAACGAACTGCTCCCCTGTGAAAGCGTCCGTGATACAGATAGTGTGAACGGAGCTAGGGTCATTGTATCTTAGCTCAGGTACAAGACCTACGCCCTCACTATCTAGGACAAGAAACCGCCCTACGCCGGACGGCTTTTCTTTAGCACCCTTGGCGTACATGCTAGGGTAATTAAGTAGGTGCTCCATTGCACACTCCTATTTATTTACGGGTTACATCTGCTTCTACGATGACACGAGGGTCAACATCTGCGCAGTGCTTGACAATACGTAGACGCTTGTTCTTCTCTTTGACTATAGAAGAGGCAGCTATCTCAGCTAATCGCTGTGTCTTGTGAGTACCATGCCACTTGCCGTCGTTATCAATTACCATGAAAGTACCTACTTCATCAAGTGGGTCTTTAATATCATCAGTGATAACCACAGAGCACTTAGCTCCTTTGATATTACTTGCAGTCTGAGGGCGCTTGTCTGTGTAAATAGGTGTATAACCTTCGTTTACAGAGTCGATAATACCCTTCATTTCTTGGTGAGTATTGCGCTTAGTATTAAGGGAGCCAAGTTGGCAACAGAAAGTACGGTACTTCTTGAGGTAGCCCTCTCCATTAAAGAAATCTTTCATCTTACTAATTGCAATCGTTGAAATGTAGAAGTTAACTTTAAACCAATCCCAAGTGTACTCCTGTTCTAGTTCTGAGAACTTGACAGTTATAGAGTTTTCATTGATTCTTGTGATAGTACCTTGCCATCCTTGACGACTACCGCCTCCATTGTGAACAACCTTGCTGAACCTTTTTAAGGTTGGGTGCATCATCTTGTGCACTGGTAGGAAATATAATTTCATAACAACAATCTCTTGTGAGTGAATATAAGATAAGACTGTCTCACAGTGTGAGACAATCCTAGGTTTATATTAGCTCTTTGTCCGCGCCTTGACGCACTGTTCCCAAACAGAGAACATCTTAGGTGCCATACCCTTCTGAGTGATGTGCTTCTTGAACTCATCAGGAGTAAGCAAGAATGCGTGGTAGAAGAAGTCCGAACCCTCTTCAACTATGTTTAGCTTAATGAACTCACCACCTACACGCTCCAGTGTTCCCCAGTCTACTTTCACTTCTACCCACTTACCTAGAAGCTTGGCATCCTTCTCAGGGTTAACTGAAAACCATAAGCCTTTGTCTTTAAGACGAACAAGGAAAGGCTGTTGCATTAGCTCTGCCATTTCACGAGCGGCATGTGTTACTTCAGCAAAGCCACGGGCGGAAAGCTCTATTTGCTCAGACTCTACGAAATTACCTTCGGCATCTAGTAAGGTCAAGTGGTCGTAAGGATTATACATAATCAATCTCCAATAATATTATCTATACGGTAGGTTAAAACTCTTGCTCTGGTTCTTCATCCCAAGGCAGGTCATCTGTTAGGTTCTCTTTCGGCTCACTAGTTTTCTCAGGAGCTGAGCGGTCGCTTCGCTTCTCTCCAGTGTCAAAAGAGTCACGCTCTTGTTGTGCTTGGTCTTTAGGTTTATCCCTTCCAATCTCCGGCAAGGAATCTGCGCCTTCAATCTCATGGTAATGCCCTGTTCTTATGTCCTTCTCTGCAACGACAACTGAGCCAACCTTGTGACCTATGCCACGGTTCTTCAAGTTGCGGTAGAGGGTTACACATTTGTTACGGAAAGAGGTAGCCATAGTATTACGCTCGATGCCCCATACTGCATTGGCCCAAAAGGTAATTGAGCCTGCACCACGGAAATCTGATTCGTAAACTTCACCACCCATCGTGTGAGGGATACGCTTGCTTGCATCTACTTTAGTCAAGTGACTTAATAGCATGATGTTAACAGGGTTCTCATCTTTGAAGGTGCCTAGTCGTTTCATCGTGGCATCAATAGCTTGAACACCCTTAGACACTGAACCTTTCTCGTCCTTATGCTCAAAAGCTGTCAAGTTATCTACTACAAAGTACTCGTACCCTAAAGCAAAACACTCTTCCATTACTTCCATTACAGCATCAACATCTTTAGAGCCGTTAAGGTCTGCAATGATAAGCTTATCCTGCTTCTCAAGAAGCTCTAAGGCTGCATCCAAATCTTCTTGGGTATAGTCACGAGCAGGGTTATAATCAAACCCCATCTCAAGTTCCCACTCTTCTTGTGGTGGTGAGTTAAAGTCCTTGTTGACTAGCATACCTGCAAAGGTTTTGGTCACCTCATCTATCTGGTTCTCAAGGTAGATAACAACTACATCATGACCTAAGTTCATCAGGTTGGATACATGTGCCATCGTGGTATCGGTCTTACCAACACCAGTACCTGCTCCCCACACAGAGAGGTAGTGCTTACGGATACCATAGGTGATAAGGTTGAAACCTGCTAGCCAGTACTTCTCACCCATCTGAGTAATCTCTCGCGCCTTCTCTTTTATATCAGAGACGCGCTTGAGTTTAGCATTAACCTTTGGCTCTTCGGCATTAAATAGAGCAGTAACAAACTCACTATCTCTACCTTTATTAAGGGCATCGTTAGGGTCTTTACAACCAGATGGCAGTGTCATAACCTTAGCTTTGTCTTTGAACATCTTACAAGCAGCTCGGTTAAGCTTCTGACCTGTGTCATCATTATCAAAGCAGAAGACCACAGTCTTGAACTGGTTAATCTGGTCTTTGTTTTGAATCAGTTCTTCAACACCTGACTCACCCTTATTGACGCTAAGTACATAAAGTTTCTTGAGTTTATCAAGAGTCTTGCAGGAGGAGATAGACTCCAGTCCATTAATCTCTTTGATGAACATCTGTTGTGCTGCCATGGCATCAGGCTCACCCCCTACAACAAGTAGGATATTCTTACGTTGACCTGAGTCTGCTATATCCTTGAAGGTGTTCATACCGAAGAGGTCTTGCTCTCCGAATAACTTACCTAGGTGCCCATAAGAGAAGTCTTTAGGTAGTGTTCGACACTTAGCACCAACTAGTACGCCCTTCTCGTAACGTGGATAGTAGTGCCTGTTGATTCTACGATTCTCATCGTGACCTACACGAGTGTTATACATTGCTGCAATGAGTCCATGTATTCCACGGTCAGCGAGGTGTGTACGTTTAAGGTCATTGAACCATTCGACCTCTCGTTCCCACTCCTGCTCTTGGGCAAGACGTTCTTCGTCGTTAAAGACTTCCCATTGGTCGCGCTTGCGCATACCTGCCAGAGCGAGGGAGCGTACGACTGGCTCAACTAATTTGCGCTCACCTTCTAGCTGTCGGAACTCTTGAGGTGAATACTGGATATCACCAGTAATAGGTTGAGTACTTACATCGTACCCATCTTCGCCTTGTTGGTAATATTTCTTGCCGTCTTTGTGGAAGTGAGTCTTGCCACAGAAGATGCCACCATCTGCAAATACAATAGCATGGTTACCTGTCTTGTCATGGCCTGACTCTCGACACTTAGGGCAAGGAATGTTCTTGATTATGTGTGACATTTTACCCTCTAATAACTGTACGTAAGTGGCCCACAGGCGCTAAGTGAGTGAAGTCACCTTTCTTTGTGTGGTGCATGTTGCTTAGTTGAAAAGCTGCCGCCTTTCCGTGACGCTCTCTCGCCTGTCTTGCGAGCATAGCCTTACGGTACTCATTTGATTGAGATGGAGTTGAGATATCTCCACATGAATAAATAGCCATCGCTATCTCCTTGTCTCACACTGTGAGACAGATTGTTAGTCCCAGTAACGCTTTAGGTTACGAACTGTTTTACGTAAGCGCGAGTTAGTACTCTTACTACCCGCCCAGTTTACATCATCATGCTCTTGGTTGTTACGCTTGCGCTTAGGAATCTTTTCGAAGCTCATTAGACTTCCTCTTGGGTCATTGATTGGTTATCAGGGCGAGTAACAAAGTTATCTTTCTTCTTCGCTACTTGTACTAATACGTCTGGATTAAGATGAGGATTAAAGATACTAGCTCCTTGGTAACGGAACCACTCAAGCATCTCATGCTCTTCTGCTGCTTTAATAAGAGAGAAGACGCAACCTACGATTTCTTGAGAGCACATCCACTTACTTAAGTATCGCTTGCCTGACTTCCATGCAGTAGGCTGCTTAGTTACACTGCATCGCCCTGCTTCAGAGGATACAGATAACTGGATGAACATTGAGCCATCTTCGAGATGACCTCCTGTTATGATTTCCCAGCCATCTTTATAAGAGCATTGGGAGACCAAGCTTTTAACTTGGTCTTCGGTAATGTTAGCCATAAGTCTAAACTCATTAGTTGGTTAGGTTATGATGTTGCTTAAGCTCTTCCTCTTCATATGTGAAGGGTAGCATCTTACTAAAGTCATATTCAGGATACTTAGTATAGATTCTCTTAAGCCTAGCTAGTGATATTTTCTTGCCTGTAGGTTCTACTGTACAATTAACAACAGGCCTATGGGCCTCTATCTTTCCTTTGTGAAGAGTCACTTGGTTGATATTCATATCATACATAGTAACTAACTCAGCAGTGTCTTGTGGATGAGGACTTCTTAAGATGATGTCACAGTCCCAGTCATCTACTTTACACTTAATAACGAATCTTACATGGGCATCTAAGCTAGCTCCTTCATATTCTACGAATACCTTTAAATCTGAGACACCTTCTAGAGATAGCAAATCATCAACCAAAGGGTCTAAGATATTCCCTTTGATGTGTTCATAGTTACAAGGCTCACGCGGTATACCTAGGATTTCTATGTCGATATCCTTTGGCTCTTTGCCATGTAATAGGTCACGGACAGCTCCACCTGCTACACAAAGGTCTAAGCCAGTAGCCATTACTAGCTTGTACAAAACTGATTCTATCTGGTATCTCATAATTAGCCCTCGAAAGCTAGTACATCTTCTTCTTTGAATTTAATAATTGCACCACCTGCACGAATCTCAAGTACATTAAATGCAGAGAAGCAACGGTAACCTTTACCATTTGTCAGGTTGACGCTGATTAAGTCAGGACAATGCTTAATGGTAGACTCGCCACCTTTCAGGCCTTTCTTAACACCAGTGCGGCAAGTAAGCTCCATGAAGTGTTCATTGTGTACAGTAACTTCACAGGCACCTGACTCCATAAGCTCATCTAATAGATGTTGGTTGCGCTTAGTGTTCAGGTAAACTTTATCACCCTCTACGACAGGAGATGCTACAGATGTAGGTGTGAAAGGTTTAATGAACTTACCAACTACAAAGTAGCTCTTAGGCGACTTGCGCTTAGCTACTACTGTGAAAATCTTGCCGCCGTTTTGACGGATAAGGGCTTGCACTAGTTCAGCGCGGTTACGGTCTTTCTGTTTGATAGTACTCATGATAATAATCTCCGATTGAAAGTTAGGTATATCTATAAGGTAGGTTAATTAACTTGTCTCACAGTGTGAGACAGCTAGTCATTAAGTAATGCAGTCTCTAACTGCTGCTCTTTATGTGAATCAACAAAGCTATCGTAAGCTTCATATAAATCAATGCCAGAAGGTACATCATCTCCGTACATGTCTAGCCAGTCTTCAAAGCTCATAACTCTCATAGTAATCTCCAGTAGCTCTAGTAGCTCTTATACTACTACTGATACTTAATTCTCTTAATGCTCTAAACGCTCTTGACGCTCTATCTATAGGGTAGGTTAAACAAGGTTAGCCTGTGAGACAAATTGCAAGTAGGCTGTGAGACAATTTATAAGTACATAAACAAAGAAGCCCTAGCAACAATCAAGTCACTAGGGCAGGCTATTAAGCGAAGCAGTAGCTAGAAACTAATACTTCTTGTAGGTCTAGGTTACCTTTAGTTGGTAAGTCTACTTCAAAGACAGTAAGTAGTACATCTTCATTATGTTCTTTGAACTGTAAGATGACATCATTCTCTTCGTACATCTTAACAAAAGCACCGCTCAATAGACCTCTGAGTTTTTCAGTATCACAAGCATGAGTCCCGAAAGAGTCGTGAATAACTGCAATACTATCTATGCCATTATCAGCGAACGCTAGTACAGATAGTAGTAAGTGACTAGCATCCATAGAGTGGACAAAGTTAGGTGCAGAAGAGCTAGCCATTCTAGTTTTGTCTATAGTAGTTGTTTCTTCCTTAATACGGAACTTACAATTACCCATCATACTAGTGAAGACTTGCTTATCATCAGTAACAGTGAATACTTCTTGAAGTACAATGAAACCTGTAGGAGTTACCCACTCCATAGGCTTGTTAAGAGAGGAAACAGCGTTGCTCATAGCTTTGATGTAAGCCATACCTTCTCTTGCAGCTACTACAACCTCACCGATAGCTCTCCAAACTAGCATAGATGCAAAGGAAATAGCGTCTTTCATAGGTAAGTCTTTATCGAAGCGATGGATAGTACCCACAGCTTGCCCTGAAGCAAGGGCTTTCTTGTCTGCTTTTGACTGTAAATCCTTAAGGTAGTCATCAATAGAGTCTCGGCAAGTGAGCTGAGAGCTTCCATAAGGCAAGGTCATAACAGAGCGTTTGGTCATGCTACGGTTTACACCTAGACGTAACCATTCTTCTGCGAACTTATAGCAGCTAACAGGGCCATACTTCTCTTCTAGCTTATCCCAAATAGGACAATCAGACTCTTTGCTGTCGATGATAGCTTCCATCCACTCAACTACTAGGTTTGATACCGCTCCATAGATGTCTTGAGGCTTGTCAGAAGGTAGCAGATTAACTTCCTTACCGCCTACTGAATCTCTTAACATAGCTGAGTAGTGCTGAATGCCTGAACAAGAGCCATCCATAGCCACTGCAACATGACTAGGGAAATCTTTGCCATCTTTACCATCTTCTAGCCACTCTAAGTACGCTGCATATTCATAACACCACGCTAAGAACTGCCACGGCTTATCTGCCTTAGTCCAGTCAGTGAATGTAATAGGGTCGGCTGCAATATCTAAGCACATCTCTGTGAACTCTTCTGTCTCACAGCGTGAGACACGTTCAGCAAATGTCTCTTTGTCCCAACCCCAAACGTTAGCGCCCTGTACTTTGAACCAGTACTCACCAGTAGCACCTAATGGCTTAGCTTCAGCAAAGCGGATAAGTGCCTTCTGGAGGTCGCCACCTTGCGGAGAAACCAAGCTACCTTGGGCATATACACGCCCACGGAAATCAAGAGTGTAGACAAAGAAAAGCTCTTCGAACTTAGAAAACTTATTAGCTTGGTCAAGTGTAGCCTTAGCCTCGCGTACATCGGCTTTGCGCTTCTGCTCATTAGTGTAGTAAGCTACTGTATCACGCTTCCATTGGAAGAATGCCTCTTTCTGCTCTTCATCTAACATAGCCATCAGTTCTTCACCACGTAAATCTGCATAGATTGCAGGTACTGGACAGACTGGCTTCTTAGGCTTGTGCGTCGATGGCATACCGAGAGGTAACCCTCTCAGGAGGATTTGGTTAGCTGCGTCTAGTACACTCGGATGAATCTGCCATCTAACAGACTGCAAAGCATTTAATGCCTTGTAGACTTTTGGCATCTGCTTCTGAGTAAGTCGTTTAAGGTGCTGCTTGTTCTTCACCTTTGCGATGTGCAGCTTGCTAGAAACTTCTTTAGAGTGGTAACCACCATTAAATGGTGAAGTCCAATCGCGAGGCTTAACGACACAAGGCTCAAACGCAGGAGCCATATTGCCCATCACTTCTTTATACCCATCAATCCACTTCTCAGTGGCTTCTGTAGGGACAATAGCGGCAGGTGTATTTTTAGCTCTGCCTTTTCCAGATGAGATATTCACTTTCTCAATAATTGGCTGACCTTCTAGTAGGATGTTATTAGCAAAGATGTCTATCATCTTAGCGCCTAGCTGAAGAACATCATTAACAGGCCATGCAACCCAACGGTCGAAATCTACTACGTACTCATCGTTAGTACTAGCTTCTTTAGCTCGCTCACGCTTCTGTGAAAGATGCTCGAACTTCTCTTTGTTAATACCAAGAAGCTCTTTCACCTTTTCAGAAGTATAGCCATTATCCAAGAGCTTGCAGAAGTGAGAGAAAAGTACTACTTCTTTCTCTGCATGTACCATTGAATCGTGCTCGAACTTTTGGGACTTACTGGAGCGTTTCTTAAGGCTATCCTTAATAGCTGAGATGTAAGCAGGTGCAACATCTTCAAGCTTAGTAAAGCGCACTTCATCCTCAATACTTCTACCAATGTTATTGGCAAGTACCTGAGCAGGTATTTTGTCACCATGTAAGCTATTAAAGATTACCTTCATAGCAATGTAAGCGGCTTTCTCAGATGATAGGCATCGAAGATGAGATAGACACGCGCTAGGTTTACCTCTACGGCCTTCATAATAGCTCTTGTAAGCGTCAATAGCATCTGCCATAGGACGCACAAATTCGCGAGTAAGCCTTCTATACCAGTCAGCATCACTCGCGTTACCACTATCTAGGTTACGTTGGTTGTTCTTTTCAAAACGCAAAATACCTGCACCATGCATTTCTGCCTCGTGCTCTAATTGGACTTGTAGTAAGTCTTTCATCGGTCTTCCTTATGTCTCACAATGTGAGACTGTTACTTAAAGAATATCATAAGAGCCACTGATTCAATGACTCTGAGTTATTCTTTTAATTACCGTGCCACCATACAACCCACACTTTATTTTTATAACCTATAAATGCGTCCACTGGTTCTGTCTGTATGTCAGGGAGGTTCAAGTTATCTTTTAATGGCAGTTTGTGGCGTTTAGCCATCGTTCTTATATAACGCTTAGCTCTTCCTTTAGACATCCCTTCGATTGTTATAACAATCCTACCGTCAAAGTGTTTGCTTATTTGAGTCTTCATGGCTAGTCCTTATTGTTGTTGAATGTATATCATAAGAGCCGCTATTTAAACGACTCTGAGGTATACACTTATTTAGCGTCTGCAATATCCGCCAGTAGTTGGTCTTTAGCTTTAACAAGCAACTCAAAAGACTCGTGACCGTCCCCATAACCACAAGCGATAAGCTCACGGAATGCTTTAGTAACTCGTGTCTTCTTAGTTGCTTCAATCTGACTCAAGCCTAGAACAGCATAAGGACATGCGCTCTTGAACTGAGGGAGACTAGGCGCAACTGGTTTCTTCTTCGTTGCATCTTGTAGCTTGCTGATAGTCTCTTGAAGCGTCGTAATCATGCTCTTAAGAGTAGAAATTTCGCTCTTTTGACCTTCAATCACTTGCTTAGTAGCTTCATCAGCACTGTTAATCACTTCTTCAGTAGTTTGTGGCGCTTCTGGAGCATCGACAACGTTGTCAAGTGCTTCCTGTAGTGCCTTATCCTGCTCATCTGTGAGTGTAGTGTCTTCAGTAATAAACGGAATCTCTTCCTTCTCAGGTTGTGCAGGTACTGGGTTTATTAATTGGTTGACAATAGCAGTGTTAAGTGTACCACTTGCAGCGAACTCCGCAGCCTTTTCTATCTCTTCCTCAGTCGCCTGAGTGCTGAGAGCGTAAAGGACTCGCATTGCAACGCCTTTGAAGCGTACATCTTCACCGAACACTTGATTGATTTTGATTAGTTTGTAAGCTTGTGACTTACTTAAACCAAACTCTAACTTGCAGTAATCAACGAAATCTGACTGCTTACCGCCTTGCTCTTTGATTTCATTTAGAGCTTCAGCAAGTAATTGACCTACTAGCATAGACTCAGTTTGAATGTTATCAAGACGTGCATTGATTTCGTTCGTGATTTCTTGCATACGTGTTACGTTTGTCATAATGTAGTTTCCTTATGGATTAATGATTATCAATGATAGTAACTATCATAGAAGCCACTCAGGGAATGACTTCGAGTTAGTTACTAGGCAATTGCCATCAAGAGCCAGATGAGGCCAAAGAAGGTAAAGCCAATAGCAGCACCGCCAGTTAGATATAGAAATTCTTTGAAGGTCATAATTATTTAACCTTATTCCAGTTATCTGTATCAAACTCTGAACCATTGTCGAAGTACCAAACATAATCTTTTTGGTAAATACCGCCGAGGTCTAGTTCTTGCATCAGTCCGTTCAGTCTCTCTTTAGTGGTGTTGCTAGTCCAACCACCACAAGACACCCAAACACCATCAACGTTAGCTTTAGCTATTGAATTACCGTGTAGCTTCATAATAACCGTATCACCATCTAGGAATACCTCAGTATTACCAGAGCGGAATGTGTCACGACACAGGAATGCTTCTACTGCTTGAGCTGTGATTTTGCGCATAATTTGATTCTCTTTGTTGGTTGATTCATCCTCAAGACCTCTCCTAAGAAAGGTCAAGAGTGATAGACCATCCAATAAGTTAACCTATCCAAATTTTTAAAGAGCTTGCTGCCTTAAGCAACTGGTAACCATCTTACTTGATAGGCTGACTAGTGTCAACCTCTTATTTAAATGTTTATGTAAAGTTTAGTAAGCTCCTTAGAATCTTTAGTAGACTCCTTGAGCTTATTAAGTAGATGTGAAGAAAGTACACGACGTAGTCGGGAAGCTTTCCAAGCTGTAGACCTTTGCATATTAGTAACCTCCAGTTAGTTCAATAGTTAGCGTGTCAGCGTTAGAGTGGAAGGTTAAACCCTTCTTAACTAGCGCCTCTATTGTATCTATGAACGTACTAAAAGTTTCACAATTAATTACGTGTTTCATAATGTTTACCTGATAGTTAATGAGCCTATCAAGTAAGACGGTCACCAAGTTGTTAAAGAGCAATTCAGGCTTCACGCCCTGCCTTTTAACTATTCACCTTCCTTGCCTCCTAGTCTCAGGGCGAACGTGTGACCTGTACAGGGTAGAGCGTGAACAGGCAGTATTGACTAACTGTTATCCTGTTCTCGTGTTTGTTGTCAATTCAAACACTCTACCGAGGAGCGCCACACTAGCCATAAGAGTGACTAGGTAGGATAGAAGGTAAATTGTTAAAGAGCGGTGTTGGTAGGTGTTCCCTGCCAACGAGATAGATAATAAACCTATCCGCTCCAAGCTGTCAACATTTAATTTGAAAATAATTTAAATTTATTTGTCTCACACTGTGAGACTGGCCGCTCCAAGTACCACCAAGAGCAACCAAGATAGTACTAGTACGCTCCAAGCCCTACCAAGAGCGGATAAGGTACGTTACAAGAGTTGGCGAGTCAGTTGATAGTTATCTTCTATTCCCTTCTATTCATACTAATCACTACTTACTCCATCTAATAAGCTCCACTAAGTGGCATCTAGTACGCTCCAAGAGCTACCCAAGAGCACTACCAAGTAACAACCAAGCAGACCAAGAGCGTACCAAGCCAGTAACTAGACGCTCCATGTACCTCCCAAGAGCAATCAGAGCGGCGAAGTCCTGTTACTAGACGCTCCATGAAACAGCAAGAGCGTACGTAGGCCGTTACTTATTACTCCAAGAGCGGAGCTGGTAAGTTAAAAGAGCAACAAACATATGCCCTCCCGTCCTCTCTCAGCGCATCTCAGAGCGGCTAGGCCGTGACCAGTACGAATACTAGACTCACAACCAAGTCCGCTCTGAGAGCTTTGTGCGCATCCTGAGTAAAGATACATCCAAGATACATGTTTAAACCAAGACCGCTCTATCCTATAAGGTGCATCTCGTATGC